AGCAATGCATTGGTGCTAGGTGACCTCACTAAAGAGGTTAGAGGTAAGTTTTACACCAATATCTCGTGGAAGAGGTCAGGTCCAAAGAATAACATCAAGAAGGGATGGGGCAACATCGTTGATTCTATCATGACTTTCCGTAAAGGTGACCCATATTTTGATGTACAGTACCAACCACTAGATCCTACCTATGAAGCCAACTCATTTAAGAATAAGGATGAGAAAGGATTCTATGCACTAGGTAAACTGACTGGTGAGAAGTCTAGACCAGGTCATAAGTATCAGTATAAGATGTATGATCCTGAGTATGGGTGGAGATTTGACTTCGATAAGACTAAAGAGCTTGATGCTCAAGGTCTGATTCATTATGGTAACAACCTACCATACAAGAAGATCTATCTATCTGAGTCTAAGGGGTCTCCTATCCAGAATTTCTGGGATGATATACATTTCATCTCTAGATCAGAGAAGAATAAGCGTAAGTATCCTACCCAGAAACCCGTAAAGTTATTGGAGAGGATCATCAAGTCATCATGTCCTAAAGATGGGACAGTTTTTGACCCTTTTTGTGGGTCTGGAACCACTGCTGTAGCAGCATTTAATCTTGATCGTGACTGTACTGTCTGTGATGTTAGTGATGATGCTCTGAAGATAGCACAAGCTGCACTAGTCGAGTGTGGTGCTCATACAGAGGAAAGATTAGTAGGATAAATATGGCTAGAGATATAAAAATTATGAAATGGCTGAAGAGGGAGTTTATGAAAACCCCTGGTTATATGAGGGTGAACCTTTCCTTACTGACAGTATTGGCGACCAGTTCGGTTTTGTCTACAGGATTACTAATCTGCAATCGGGTAGGCAATACATCGGAAGAAAATACTTTTGGTCAAAGCGTAAACCTAGAGGTGGTAAGAGAAGGGTTACGTCTGAGAGTGACTGGAAGAAATACTACGGAAGCTCTGATGAACTTAAAGGAGATCGAAAGTTACTTGGGAACACCTGCTTCAAGAGAGAGATCTTATCAACCCATCCCACCAAAGGCAAGGTAAATTATGAGGAGACAAAACAATTGTTTCTTAATAATGTCTTGCAAGAGACCTTGGATGATGGGACACCAGCATACTACAACAGTAACATATTAGGACGCTACTACAGAAAAGATTATGCCTAAAATTGACGCACGATTTGTCTACAAAAAGACCCCAATCTTTACTACTTTGATTGATGGTCATGATGAAATGAATCAGCATGTAAAATATCATATACTCGAAATGAAAAAGCAACACCCTGAAGGTGTTGAAAGTAATGTTAGAGCATGGAGAAGTCATTGGTTTACTCATAAGGTCACAAATGTATTTGAACCTGTAGTAAACCTAATGGAGTCAGCTTGTGATTATGTTGCTGATAATTATTACAACGAACCTGATGCTAAGTTTGAAACTTTTAATTTTTGGGTGATGGATTATGCAGATGGTGATAAGACTTTAGAACATAATCACTTCCCTTCTGATTTTTCAACTGTTTATTATGTTGATGTTGATAAGGGATGTGCACCTTTAATCATTGAGGGTGAGACAATACAACCTGAGAATGGTTTGTTGGTTGTATTTCCTGCAACCTTAGACCACAAAGTACCACCAAATAAAGGTAGAAGGATGGCTGCTTCTGGTAATTTTATTAAGAAAGCAGTTGATATATATCAGCCACCCCCATCAGGACAGGGACCAGGTGATAAATTTAAAGGTAAAGGATTTAAAAGCCTAACAGATAAGGGTGATTATTATAACCGTAGGTAAATGCCTCAAGTTTCACTACAGTATGTTCAAAAAGATATTCCTATTTTTACAACTGTCCTAGATGGTTATAAGGAATTGAATTCTAAGTTATTGAGAGGGGTTCATAAATGGAGACAAGATAATCCTGAAGGGTTAGATGATCCACTCCTCTCTGCTTGGAGAAGTGACTGGCTCACTCATAAAAAAACTGATGTTTTTGATGAATTGATAAGGATAATGGAGACTGCTTGTAGTTCTTTCTCTCAAAATTACTATCAAAAACCAGTAAATTATATTACTTATAATTTTTGGATAGCTCAGTATGAAAGTGGTGATAAGATTGATAACCACAATCATTTTCCATCAGATTTTTCATGTGTTTATTACATAGATATTGATGAAGATGCTGCTCCATTAATTATTGAAGACAAGTTGGAAATACCAGTAAAAGAAGGGTTGTTAGTAATGTTTCCATCTACCATTACACACTCAGTTCCATCTACTACTGGTAAAAGAACATGTGTTTCTGCTAATTTTATGAAGCAGGCTAGTATGAATTCCCCAACCCACAACCAGTTTGTAAAGCTATGATTAACCTTGATGAAAAGTTCCATAACTATCTGGAACATGGAGGTAAGACCTTCAGAATTGATGGTGTTGATGAGACCCTTAAGGGGTATGGATACCATTGTGATGGAAACGACATAGTTGGATACTATGTGACCACAACTAACTATAAATTGTACTATAATCTGAATGAACAATTCCTACGAATGGAAGCTTTAAACGGTTAAATACAGTAACTACTAAGGATACCTTATGCTATCAACACAATACCGATTGAGGTTAACAGCAATATGTAAGGACATAGGTGCTGGAGTTGAAGTTAGTCTAGAAGATATGATCTGGGCAGAAAAATTAGCAAAAGCAAACACCGCAGCAAGAGGTATGTTAAATTCTGCAAGAAGAATCAGTACTGACCCTACTGATTCTTTTCTGAATGAGTTGAATATAGGAGACCCCGATTCAACTCATCACGTAAGGGGTTTCGGATCTCCCGAAGATGTGGTAGAATGGTTCCATAACGAGAGGTCTGATGACTGGAGACAAAGAGATTAAATTACAATGAAATTATTTTTAGATACAGCGATAACGGATGAAGTCCGTAAACATTTTAAGACTGGTTTAATTGATGGTTTAACTACTAACCCATCATTGATCAGAAAGAGTGGTAGAAACCACGAAGAAGTCTACCAGGAGATCAAAGAGATTGGTCTTACCGACATCAGTATGGAAGTCATTGGTAGCAAAGAGAACATGGTCTCTGAAGGTAAGAGATTAGCGAAGAAATTCCCTAAATGTGCTACCATTAAAGTACCTTGTACACCAGATGGATTGATGGCTTGTAAGGAACTTGCTGAGAATAATATAAGAGTCAATGTTACCCTTATATTCTCACCATCACAGGCAATTCTTGCTGCTAAAGCAGGTGCTGCATACGTTTCACCGTTTGTGGGTCGTGTGGATGATAATTCCTTCGGTGGATTGTGTCTTATTAAAGACATTGCTAACGTATTTGAGAAGCAATCATGGGATTCTACACAAATATTAGCCGCATCTATTAGAGGTGTGAGAGATGTAGGTAGAGCGTTTGAATATGGTGCTCACATCTGTACTATACCAGTGAAAGTCTTTGAAGGGATGTACAAACATATCCTCACAGATAAGGGATTGGATATCTTTGATAAGGATTATGCTGCTTCAATTGAAGGTCAAGCTATACTAAATAGTCCGTAATAAAGACCAACTAAAGAATGATCTTTACCATATATTCCAAGCCTGGATGCTCATACTGCCAGAAGTTTAAGGCAGTGTGTGAGCTTTCAGATTTAGAACATGTTGTGTATGAGTTAGACACTGACTTTACATCAGAACAGTTCTATAAAACCTTTGGAGAGGGTGCTACCTTTCCACAAGTACAGTTAGATAAAGATAAGGAAAGAGTGCATCTTGGTGGATGTAAGGACTCTATTACATACATGAAAAATAATGAGATTTGCTGCTTAGTATGATTGAAATTACACATGCAGAATTTGAAAAAGATTACGATAGTTACTTAACAAAAATTGAAGAAGGAGAACAGTTTCTAATCAGACTACCTAGTGGTCGTGTGATTGCAGCCGTACCTCAGTCTGCTGTTGGTAGCTCTGAGTACATACATCCTTGGGATAAATATAATGAATCTGTGGAAGAACTACAAGAAAACGCTGGATGATATATTCCCTGAGTTCAAGTTTGAATCTCGGTGGTGTAACTGGTGCAATAAAGATGATCTGAACATGAAGGCAGATCTTTATACTGCTCCACATTTTATCAAGTCAAGACGTGTGGATATCAGAAGTATTAAAACTGATATCTATAACAATGTAATGTATCCTAAGACAGGGAGTAACCTTCCCTGCTTTGGGATGGATCTCATGGGGTTCTTTCACAAGAAAGTTATTATCGTATTCGATTTCCAGCATCCAGTAGAGAACTATGTACTAAACGTACCCCCTCTACCTAAAGCTGATAAGACTTATAGATTCTTCGAGATGGGTAACCACTTCTCGGAGAATATTTTTGTGCGATATTGTAACATGGATGAGGTTGATACATATGTACCAACATTCAGGTACTATCTGACCCTCTATAGAGAGATGATAGACCAGGCACAACCTACTGGTGAGGACACCACACAGTATAAAGATTTTGATTCATACATGAAGAGATTAGATCCTATATTAGGATACCTTAGTGGTAATTTTGGTAAAGAGAATGCTAATAGAATGATGGATGAGTACTTCTTTCCTTATGCACAATGAGAATGAAACCAGCAGGTGAAGTCATAGGTAATCCATTATGGTTTACCCCAGTGATGTTACTAGCAGTCCTATTATTGATAGAGGGTCTTCACACCTCTGCTCACTTACATCAAGAGATTGATGTACATGGTATCTGTAGGCAGAACAAAGAGTTTATTGAGATGCAAGAGGACGATTATTGAAGTGGCACATGGATGGACACAGTGCCCATCTATATGCTATACTATATTTGTTGAGAGATATGTGGTTCTCTAGCCCCAGTTCTGGGGGTTCAGGTGTAAGCGATTCCCTAGAGGTAAATTTGGGCAACTGGGTGAAACCTAGATCATTGCCCCACTCCTCTTAACACTATACTATATTATTACAGTCATGCTCTCTCAATTGAACAAAGACATTGATTACTGCACACGTGTGTTAGGATGCAATGCAGAGCAGACTGATGAACTCATCGGTGCTGCTGAAGCATTAACAGTTAATGCTGAGTATTTTTGTGAAGAATTCATTGTAGCACCTGATGGTGAGAATGCAATGAAGTATCAACGTGAAGATTTCATGGACTTAGACGTATTCAATGAAGTTCATGGCATCTATTTTGAGGAGGAAGTTTAATGTATAGTTCAGAAGCATTTGGCAGACTATTCTGGGTTGATGATGATCTTGAGTTTAGATCATGCCCACAGTATATTGATGGCACAGGAGATTTTGATAACTCTGATTATGTGTCAGAATGGTGTGACTGGGAAGGAGTAGACTATGAGATACTCTTTAACATTCACAAGACATGCTTAAACACTAAGCAAAACTATCACAATTCATTATCATTAAAAGGTGCGTAACATGGCAACATTTCAAGAATGGTCAGAGTCTTACACACCCACACCAACTGGTGTGGAGTTGACAGATGTGACCGATGAATGGTATGATGAGGAGGGTAACTTAATCCCATGATCTCACGTCTCTTCAAATATGTTGAGACCGCAAGTGAAGCAGTGATGATAGCATTCGCTGCTATTGCACTCAACCATACCATTAA